AGAACTCTATTAAGTCCTTATCATTAGTCTCTTTGTAGTCGATAAAAACTTCTTCACCCTTATATAGCTCTGACATTTTGCACCCCTTGCTTAATTAGTTTAGTTCTGTTGGCTCGTAGCACTTCTAACATATTTATTTGTAGTTTAGTTTGTTTCAGTTTATTCCAATAGCTTATCTTGTGTATAATAGCTGTCAATTCTGCTGTATATGACATTATAGCACCTCCACTTTATAGCCTATCATAAGTATTTTTAGATAAGCACATAATAGCTCTGTTTCAACTGTATCGCCCTGAGCCTCCATATCATAGAAACCTAGGTGGTCACTCATAGGAGTTATAGCGAAATAGTTTAGTTCACTCTGTTCTAGGTAGTCCTGTAATGCGTCCGCCTCACTTGGATTGATTGCTTCCATAGCTGTTATAGTTTTCATAATGTATCCTTTAATATTTGATTGAGTGTAAGTATAGCTAACATCATCTTAAGCCTACCCTATCTATTCTAACTAGTTGTAATAGCTAAGGTATCTCTAAGAATAGCTGTCATTGAGGATAGTTATATAATGTACACCCGTGCGAAATAGCATAATAAGGCTTAAAGGTGGCTGAATGTTAGCTGAATGTTAGCTGAGGATAGGAGATTAGTTGGCTGAGTTAAGGATAGATTAAGAGGGCTGTTAGTTTCTGTTTCTGTTAGTTCTTTTAGGGTCAAGGGCTGACTGCGGGGCGAGTGTCACTGTCATCCGACCTATTCAAAAAAATTTTCTGAATTTTCTAACATCCCTAACCTGGCTCAACCAGGCTAACAGGGATATGAGGTTGACCCAGGCTAACAGGGATATGAGGTCGACCCAGGCTATGAGGTCGACCCAGGCTATAGGTTAATACCAGGTTTCCTGCGTCTACGTCTCTTAACAACAGGAGCAGATGCTGAAAGCCCCATAACCAAGTACCTAAGTGCATCGGCTGGGTTACTGTAGGTATCATGCAAAGGCTTACTGTCGAAAACACCCAGAACATCATTCCATTTCTTAGTGTATCTACCCATCATCTTCTCAATATAGCTAGCTTTCTCCATATCAATCCATAGTTTCTCATCCCTAATAACAGCCCTAACGACTTCTATGTCATTGTTTACTGAATTAGTTCGGGGAAGCACTTTGATATCAGACATACCCAGCCCTCTTAGGATACCAAGGCGGGTCTTTCCTGTACTTAAATCTTTCACCTTAACATCGTGCGGTAGGATATGACCTGCGTACCTGTAGGGTTTAGTTTTAAGTATGTCTACATAGTGAGCCAGGGGTTCCCCATTGTTGTAGTAGCAATCAACCACCCGTAGCTCAGTCCCAAACTGCTGTGCAAACACCACGACCATAGTATCAGACATACCAAGGTCCCAGGCTGTATACACAGGTAGGGCACTATCATAGAGACCACTATCCACTTTGTGTCCGTATTTACGCCACAACCGTGCGTAGTAGGCTCCATCGTGGACAGCGTTGAAAGCCGCCTCGGGTGTATGTGGGTATTCTTGATAGAAGTCGTCACCCAGCTCTCTCATCTGAGCTACTGCCCACCACTTTTGCTGCATAGTTAGCTCGAAAGGACAGGATATGTACTCAGCATACTCACGCTCTATATCATCAAGCAAGGTAGCTTGCTCAGCGGTGATGTGTAGCTCAACATCTATTGTACAGTCTGGGTCAGTCACCCATGTCAGGAAGAGAGGGAAGAAGTCCTTAAGCGACCTCTCTCCTACTAGCTCAACAGCTTCATACCACCACGCGTGGAATGCGTTGTGTTGTCCTTCGGCTGTTGATTCAATAGTTACAGGGTTGCCCATTTTGATGGCTTGTAGCGTACCTGATTTCAGCTCCTTAGCTTTCTTTGGGTCTTTGTTGGCTATCTTACCTAGCTCTGATACATGGAGACGCTGTAGTGTTGACCCACGGAAACTAGTCTGTACTTTGACCTCTGAGCCATTACTATAGGCTACCGATTTGGTGTTGTTCTTGACTATAGCTATAGCTAGGAAGTCGATGATGTCCTGTACCATAGAGAACCACAGTACCTGTAGTTTTTCAAGTAGGGCTGCCGACTCTTCAAGTCCATATGATTGCATACCAACCAGAGTATTGTCTATGAATAGTGCATCATCGTTGTAGTCGATAAGAGTGCCAGTGCTAATTCCCCTCTGCCTACTCTTAAGAACTATCACCCTAGGGTGTCTTAGTTGTGCCGCGTACTTCAGGTGTTGGGCTAGGTTCATACGGAATATTACTTTATCCCCTATCTTGTCGATGACACTATAGATAGCATTCATTCTCCACATCTTACTAGATAGGAAGCTCATTATGAACTCATTATCATTCTCCCACATAGACTTGAATAACACAGCCTGCTCCAGTACCTCGGGCAAACCTGCGTAGATAGCTATGTATTGGTCCTCGGTTATGGCGAGGTTCCATTCTGCTTCAATCATCGCATAACTCCCTTGAACTTAGATATACCCTCAGTCGATACAGAGTTTTGGTTCATAGTTATACTAGTTCCTTTGGCATGGATAGCTCCATATGATTCGCTGATAGCACCAGAGATAATCTTGAGCCCATTAGGTGTTAGTGTGTCCTCGGCTAGGAGTTCTACAGCTCTATTCAGTAGTAGACCGATGGTTGTGTGGAACTGTGTGTCTAGTGCTGCTAGGCTGGTAGACCCTTTGACCACTGTTTGCAGGCTCTCCGACATATCGATCTCACCTGGTGGTATATGGTCGACAATCACTTGTAGGGCTACAGGGTCAATAGCTGTCACTTCTTCTATACTAGCCGCCTCTGCTTCTTCTCTCAGGGCATTACGCCATTTGATGATGGTTGAGTAACTAGCTGTAACAGTCTCCATTTCAGCTATATCCCTCGGTCGTTTACCACTAGCTAGTAGTGCCTTTACCTTAACTTCTTCGCTTATCATTGTTTATCTCCTTGTTTAGCTTACGGCTCTTCTTGCGGTCAATTACATACTGCTTTCTAGTTATATTACGGTTGATTGTAATACCCTCCTCTGCCTGTTTCACTCTAGCGTAATACTCTTTCCACACAGACCATAGTCTAGGTGTAAGCATCTTCCAGCCCTTATACTTCCAGCTCTCTATTAGAAACCTAACTAACTCTTTTCTGTAAACCATCTGCTATCTCCTTATCTCTTCTTAGTTGTTTGAAACTAGATTGTATCACATACTTGCTAAAAGATATACCCTTAGCTTTGCAATACGCTCTCACTTCTGCCAAGTCCTCTATGTCTTCCCTGTGTACTGACAGATTAACTTTTTTAGTCATTATAACCCCTATATAATAGAAGAACTAAAAAGTTCTCCCTAATGTTACGCATTATAGCCTTATCTTGCTTAAAGGAAAGTTAAAGCTTTATTATGGTAGAATACTTAGATATAGCGGTTATTAGGTTTCAGTTCTTAACTAATAGCCCTATGTTATTTATAAATTACATAAGAGGAATTACTATGGCTGAACAAGCACAGACTCCTCAAGACACACCTAGTCTTGACGAGCAAATCAACAAGGTATTAGCTTCGGCTGATGATACAGGTAGACTGACATTCGATGAAGGCATAGACCCTCTATTCAAGAGAGCTTGTGTGAATGAGCAGAAAGCTAGAGTCAACCAAGCAAACTTTACGAAAGGTCGTCAAGAGATAGCTAGTCTAAAAGCGACTAATCAGGTTCTAACGGATACTATAGGTGCTTCTACTCAGCTGACTGCAGAGCAGATTGAGGAATTAGATGACCTAAAATTCACAGACCCAGACAGTTACTTTGCAAAAAGAAACCAATATGAGAGAGAGGGCTTAGTTAATAGTGCCGGTAAGTTGAAGGAGCTAACAGATGCAGCCGCATCAAAAGCGTTAGCTGACCTGACACTTTCAGAACGTAAAGATGCCTTAGCTGACTTTCAATCTCATACAGGTATCGTACTCACGGATGATGTTATGTCTCGCGACATTCCTCCGAGATTACAAGACGAAATAAACAGTATGCCCTTTGAGGCTTATCTGGAGAAAGTAGCTGCATACTTAGGTAAAACTAAAGTAATTAAGCCTACAGACGACAGCTTAGAACAACCTAACTTGGAGAAACTAGCTGGAGGAAGTGGTGGTAACACTAACACCTATGCACCTGATATGGGTGATGGGATATTATAACTTCTATGTGGGGTTAATATACCACGCTGACCACTAGGTTAATATATAGTGGTACGGACCGGCCTATACGGAATAACCTATCTCCTTGCAAGGATATAGTTATGACAAAGGTTATAAACGGTATAGAAGTTAGATTGGTTAGGGATGAAGTATATATCTCTAGGTGTGGTAAGGTATGGTACAATAAGTATAAGACTAAGTGGGGTTACAGCTCTAAATGGTCTAAGGTCGATATGACTAGGTTTAGACCTAGTATTCGCATACTTGGTGTACAGGAGTTAGTGTATAGAGCCTTAGCTAAGGCATGGATACCTAATCCAAATGACCTACCGCTAGTGTGTCATAAAGATGACAACCCTTACAACAACGATATAGATAATCTATATTGGGGAACTAAGGTAGATAATGGTTTAGATGCCTCAAGGAATGGCAAGCTGGCTCACACAGGAGATAGCCCAAGGGCTAGAGCCGTGGTAGCAAAGCAAGTCATAGCCCACAAGGCAACTAAAGCCAGATTAAATAAAACACAGGAGGCATAAGATGCCACAAGCTAAATCAAGTCAAACAGGTAAACTAGATATTAAATCTAAACTAGTTAGAAATACTTGGACAAAGAATGGGATTATACAAGAACAGTCTAAATCGTTCTGGTCACCTTTTAAAGGTAAAGGTGTAGATGCTATTATTACTCAGCAACAAACAAGTACCGCAGATTCAGGTCATACGATTGTAATCGACTATTCAGGTAACTTCGCTGGTGCAGCTAGAAAAGGTAAAGAGAAAGCATATGGTTATGGTGGAGTTAAATTCAAGTTCAGTGATAAACTGACATCAGAGCGTCTTAGATACCCACTTAACAATGGCGACAAATTTGATGGTGTTGAGATAGGTGACTTATCTATCAATGAGCATACAGATTCTATGGCACTATTAGCAGATAACTGGGTAAGACAGAATGACCAATTCTATTTTGACATTGGACAAGGTTATCTTAGAGGTGAAGCTCCTACACATGGTCTTCAAGTTAAAGCAGGTGGTTTCCAACCAACAGGTGCAGGTGACCCTTATACATTAACTGCTACTGATAAGATTAGTTATGAGTCAAGTGTAGCTATGGAAGTAGTACTTAAAACAGGTAAAGGTTACTCAACAGGAGCAGACCGTAGACCAATGAAACCTTGGAGAGGTGAGAACAACACAGGTGCAGCTAACCCTACTCCTACATTCTTACAAATCTTAACGGTTCAACAAGCGGCTGACATTAAGTTAGACCCTAAGTTCCAAACTATCTTACAACAGGCAGATGTTCGTGGTAGAGCTAACTTACTATTGACTAATGTTATTGGTAAAATTGGTAACACTCTTTATATGGAAGCACCTAGTTACATGGGCTTTGAAGAAGAAGTAGGTAACTCAGAGTTAGGTAAATCAG